TCGATGGCGCTGGTGAGACAGATGACATCACAGTACCAGGCGTAGCACTTGGTGATATGGTCATTGGCGCATCTTTGGGTGTGGATTTGGTTGGTTTGACAGTAACAGGTTATGTTTCTGCCGCAAACACAGTTAAGTTCCGTATTCAGAATGAGTCTGGATCAACAGCAGACTTAGCTTCTACGACAATGAAAATTGTGGTAGTTCGCATGGTCTAACAAAAGGGGGGCTAATAACCCCCTTTTTAACGGAGTTTTTATGGCTACATTTCGTTGTTTAGCAAGCGGTCAAACAGTAACTTTTGTTCATCAACATGACATTGATAGCATGAAGGGTCATGCAGGTTATGTCCGTGTCGATGAAGAGCAAGTAGAAACTTATGAAAAGCCTTTGATCTTGTCTCAACCTCAGCCTCAAAAGAAGGCTGGCAGACCCAAGAAAGTAGCAAATGTCTGAGATTGACCCACGAGAGTTTGGCAAACTAGAAGCCCAAGTTCAGGCGCTTCAAACAGAAGTTCATGCCATGCGAGAAGATATTAAACAACTGCTTGAGATGGCTAATAAGTCTAAGGGCGGTATGTTTGTTGGAATGGCGATTGCCTCCGTTGTTGGTGGCATCATTTCATTTATAGCAACCAAAGTAATTCGATAAGGAATCATCATGTACGGCAAATCCACAAAAATGACTAGCTCTAAGATGCCTAAGAAGGCTAAAAGCATGCCTGTGACCATTATGGTTGCTGTTGGTAAGCCCAAGGCATTGCCTACTCGTGGTAGCCGTACTGCCACTAACATGATGAAAAAAGCAGGTCGTGGCAAATGAAAAAGACAAAAGCAGAAGCCAAGATCAGCAAAGTCATGCGTGAGTATAAGGCGGGAACGCTTCACTCTGGCAAAGGTGGCCCTGTTGTTAAGAAGCCAAAACAAGCGATTGCAATTGCTTTGAGTCAAGCAAAAAAGGTGAAGAAATGAAACAAGGTCTTTACGCAAATATTCATGCTAAACAAGAACGCATTAAGGCTGGTTCTAAGGAAAAGATGCGTAAGGTAGGCTCTAAGGGTGCTCCTACAGAGAAAGCACTTAAACAAGCGGCTAAGACTGCTAAAAAGAAATGACTATTTCAGAAGCATTAGATAAGTCAACTGTAGATCAGTTGATTCTGTCTCATGGCACATGGAAACATCTTTTTTACAGATGCTATTCAAAAATAAGCCCTGACTACAAAAATTATGGTGGTCGCGGCATTGATGTGCATCCATCATGGCATGGTGATGATGGTTTCTATCAATTTATCAAAGATGTTGGATTAAGACCTTCAAAAGAGTACAGTCTTGATAGGATTGATGTTGATAAAGGCTATTCACCAGAAAATGTGAAATGGTCTACTAGCATTGAGCAAGCTAACAATCGTAGAAATAGTAAACGATACTTGTTTGAAGGCGAAAATCTTACATTAGCTGAAATTGCCAGAAAAACAGGAATTGACTACCAAAGAATCTGGAAAGCAACTAAAGTATATGGTGATCCATCTGAACATACAAGAATTGATCCAGATCGTGGAAAACGTATGTATCAAGGCAAATTGCGCTCAACAACAGAGATTGCAAAAATGGTTAATATGAAACCAGAAACCTTAATGCAAAGATTAAGAAATGGCTTAGATTTTGATTTAGCTATTGCACTTCCACTTCAAGCTGGTGTACACTTCAAGGAAAGATCATTATGGTCTTAAAAAAATACCAGAATCCAAAAGGCGGATTAAATGAGGAAGGCCGTGAGTTCTACAAAAGGACTGAAGGACTAAACCTTAAAAAGCCTTTAAAAACGGGTAATTCGGGTCGTAGATCTAGTTTTTTAGCACGAATGGGCAATATGCCTGGCGCTGAGATGAAAGATGGAAAGCCTACCCGACTTTTACTTTCTCTTAGAGCTTGGGGTGCATCGTCCAAGGAAGACGCTAAAGCAAAGGCTAAAGCGATTTCTAAGAGGAATAAGAAGTGAGACCAGTATCCGTTGGAGTTAGCCCTACAGCCGCTACGCTGACTACTGTTTATACAGTACCCACGGGATATTACGCCCTTTTTAATCTTCTATATGCTCATAATGCTAGTGGATCAACTAAGCACTTCACAGCACAATGGTATGACGCAAGTACTACTACTGTATTTGATATTCTTAAAGAATATAGTTTGACAGCTAAAGAGTATTTGAAGTTTGATGGCGGTGCATATATCGTATTAGAAGAGGGAGACCAAATTCGTGTTACTACAGAAAGTGGTAGTACATATACGATATTGGTAACATTTGAGCTTGAAGGAGCATCAAGAACATGACCTACTTACAACTAGTCAATGATGTATTGATACGCTTGCGTGAAACACAAGTTTCTACCGTTACAGAGACAGCTTATTCAACTTTGATTGGAAAGTTTGTCAATGATGCAAAGCGTCAGATCGAAGATTCTTATGGCTGGAATGTTCTTGGTCAAACAGTCACTATCACTACAACTGCGGGAACTTACATCTATTCGATGACAGGTGCTGGTCAGAAGTTCCAAGTGATGGATGCCTTGAACACAACAGCGAATGTTGGTTTGCAGAACATTAGTTTTGTGCAGATGAACCGCTTTCAGAACTTAGTCCCTGCGATTAGTGGCATCCCTGAATACTATGCTTTTGATGGTGTAGATGGCAATGGAGACACTAAAGTCGTTTTGTATGCCCGTCCTGATGGCGTATACAACATTCCATTTGCTTTGACTGTCCCACAAGCAACTCTATCTTCTGACAGCACAAATGTATTAGTTCCTGATACTTTGGTTGTCCAGAACGCTTATGCCAGAGCTTTGGTTGAGCGTGGTGAAGATGGTGGATTGAATTCATCTGAAGCATATCAACTGTATCGTTCGATGCTTTCTGATTACATTGCTTTGGAAGGCACACGTTATCCTGAAAACCAAGAGTTTGTAGCGATATGAGCCAAGCACTCCAAACAGTCAGTATCTCAGCACCAGGCTTCTTTGGCCTGAATACGCAAGATTCGCCATTAGACTTGGCTGCTGGATTTGCTTTGGTTGCAACAAACTGCGTCATTGACCAATATGGTCGTATTGGCTCTCGTAAAGGTTGGGCAAGAGTTAACTCTTCCTCTGGAAACCTTGGTGCTAATAATGTTGACGTTATTCATGAGTTAGTTCAGGCTGATGGAACTCTTACAGTTCTGTTTGCGGGTAACAATAAGTTATTCAAGTTAGATGGCTCAAATGCTGTTGTTGAATTGACCTATGGGGGGGGAGGCTCTACTCCTACCATTACTGCGAGTAATTGGTCATGTGCTTCTTTGAATGGCATCACTTATTTCTTCCAAATAGGTCATGATCCATTGGTGTTTGACCCTGCTGTAAGCACAACAACATATCGTAGAGTTAGCGAAAAGAGTGGTTATGTAGGAACTGTTCCTTCTGCAAACATTGCTATCTCTGCATTTGGTCGTTTATGGGTTGCTGATACAACAACAGATAATGTTACTGTTTACTTCTCTGACCTATTAGCTGGTCATATTTGGAGTACTGGAACAGCGGGATCATTGAACATTGACCGTGTATGGCCTAATGGTGCTGATGAAATCACAGGTTTAGCTGCTCACAATGGTTTCTTGATTATCTTTGGTAAGCGTCAGATTCTGGTTTATGCCAACGCTACAACCCCTTCAACGATGTCTTTAAATGACACTGTAGGCGGTATTGGATGTATTGCTAGAGACTCTATCCAAAGTACTGGTAAGGATGTTTTGTTCTTATCAAACTCTGGTGTTAGATCATTTGCCAGAACGATTATTGAGAAGTCTGCTCCATTGGGTGACTTGTCTAAGAACATTCGCAGTGACTTTATGTCAATTGTTGGTAGTGAAACACTAGCCAATATCAAGACTGTTTACTCTGAAAAAGAGGCTTTCTACTTATTGACATTGCCTACTGTTAAAGAGGTTTACTGCTTTGATACACGAGTACAGTTGCAAGACGGCTCATTTCGTGTCACAAGTTGGGATTCTATTGAGCCAACAGCATTGTTATCACGCAGAAATGGTGATTTATTGATTGGCAAGAATGGTTATGTTGGTAAGTACAGCACTTATCAAGACCACAATACTGCTTACAGGATGCAGTATTACACCAATCATGCAGACCTTGGAAATGCAAATGTTACTTCATTATTGAAGCGACTTAAAGTAGTTGTTATTGGTGGCAGTAATCAGTACCTCACAATGAAATGGGGCTTTGATTTCAGCACAAACTATTTATCTGCTAATGCTCTTATTCCCGCTCAAGGTGTTTATGAATATGGCATTGCTGAATACAATGTTGCACAGTATTCAAGTGGTGTTGCTTTGCAAACATTAAGTATTTCAGCAAGTGGTGGCGGTAAAATTGTCCAAACTGGATACGAAGCAAATATTAATGGTTCGCCTTTGTCTATACAGCGAATTGAAATCCAATCTAAAGACGGGAAAATGTCATGAGTAACTATACACAAAGTACTAATTTTGCTACTAAAGACTCACTTCCTACTGGTGATCCGTTAAAGATTGTCAAGGGTACTGAGATCAACACAGAGTTTGTCAATATCTCTACTGCTATCTCAACTAAACTTGATGCTTCAGCAGGTGCGATTACTGATGCAACAATCAACAATACTACGATTGGTGCAACCACTCCTTCTACAGCGGCTTTCACCACTTTGTCTGCATCTAGTACTACCACTTTGTCTGGTGCTACTACTTTGTCTGGTGTGACAACGATTACCAATGCTCAACGACCAGTTATTGATAACATTAAGTTGGGATACACAACAACAGCAACTGCTGCTGGAACAACAACATTAACTGTTTCGAGCACTTACCAACAGTACTTTACTGGATCAACAACACAGACTGTTGTTTTGCCTGTAACTAGCACTTTAGTGCTTGGTCTTGGTTACTCTATTACCAATAGATCTACTGGTGTAGTTTCTGTTCAGTCTAGTGGTGCTAATGCCATTATTGATATTCCTCCTCAAGCAACTGTTATCTTTACTTGTGTTTTAACAAGTGGAACAACAGCGGCTAGTTGGTCATATTTATTTGAAGGCTCTTCATATATTCCCGCTAAGACATTCCAAACTGTTACTGCAACTGTTGGATCTAATGCTCTTACGATTAGTCTTGCTCCTTGCACATTAGAGTTTAGGTCTTCTACAGCATCATCTGGCGCTGTTCTTACAAGGTCAGTTCCATCTTCAATTAGCGTTACTGTTTCAAGTGGTTCTACTTTAGGAACAACAAGTGCTGTTGAGTCTAAACTGGCTGTTATTGCGATAGATAACGCTGGAACTGTTGAGTTGGCAGTGGTGAACGATACAGCTTATGGAACACTTGATGAAGGTCTGTTGATTAGCACGACTGCTGAAGGTGGTGTTGGTGGTGCTGATAGTGGTACTGTTATCTACTCAACTTCCGCACGAACAAATGTTGCTTTCAGAGTTGTTGGCTACATTTATTCAACACAATCAACTGCTGGTGCTTGGGCTACATCTCCATCAAACATTGCTGTGAGTGGTATTAAAGATGCAGCTAATGCAAACACAGTTACAACAATCACAACTACACAAGTTCTGAATGCGACTGCTGGGGCTTCTTTGGGTGCTGTAGGAACGTATGCTTTCCTTGTTAGAAATAGCAGTGCATCATCTCTTGCGGCTGGTAGTACTGTTGCTGGATCATCGTTAGTTTATGGCTCTGTGATTTCAGTTAACTCATATAACTACAACACTGCTGTAGATGGTGCATCTACAACTTCACCTTCTGGTACATGGAGACTAATGGGAGAGTTTGCGGCATCTTCTGATGCAACAAAGGCTTCTTTGTGGCTTCGTATCTCCTAAATAATATGCAAGCAATACTTACATCTTTATCAAACCCTCGTTGGTCAAACGTAGATAAAACTATGATTGATTGCGAGATTACTACATCACAATTAGGGGATGAAGTATTACCATTTACTGCTAGTCAGAATGACTGTGAGCCTCATGGTCGGGCAATCTTTGCTGACATTGTGTCTGGCAAATATGGTTCTATAGCGGAGTTTGAATGATTACTCATCACTTCAGCGATGGTCTGTATGCCAAAGAGACGCAGTTTAGTGCGGGTACAGCCATTCTGAAGCATACGCATGACTTTAGCCATTTGTCTATATTGGCAAAAGGTAAGGTAGCGGTGATGAAAGGTGATGATGTTGAAGTTATTGAAGCGCCAGCTTGCGTTGAGATTAAAGCGGGTTTGACGCATGGTGTTAAAGCGTTGACAGATTGTGTTTGGTTTTGTATTCACGCCACTGACGAGAAAGATCCGTCAAAAGTGGACGATATTTTGATTGGAGTTTAATATGCCATGGATTTCAGGTGGTCTTGCATTAGCGGGTGGTTTGTTTGGTGGTAATTCAGCCAAGAAAGCGGCTCAAGCTCAAGCTGATGCACAAGTAAAGGCGGCACAGATTGCGGCTGATGAAGCTCGTTTTAGACCAGTAGGCGTTACTACACGTTTTGGTCAGTCTCAGTTTACGACTGATGCCAATGGTCGTGTTACAGGCGCTGGTTATCAAATCAGTCCTGAAATGAGAGCCATGCAAGACCGTTTCTTAGGTCTAGCGGGTGGTGGTCTTACACAAGCAGAACAAGCACAACAACAGTTTGCTCCATTACAAGGTGCGGCTCAAGGTTTGTTTGGTTTAGGTCAACAGTATCTTGCTCAGTCTCCTGAAGAGGCTGCACAGCAATATATTCTTGGTAAACAGAATCTTTTAGCGCCTAGTCGAGAGCGTCAATTAGCAGGTTTGAGAACAAACTTGTTCAATACTGGTCGTGAGGGATTGTCTGTTGGCGCTACAGGATTGCGTCCTGGTGGTGGAGAAGGTTTAAGAGCCTCTAATCCTGAGATGGAAGCGTACTATAACGCTCTTGCTCAACAGGATGCTCAATTAGCTGGTGAAGCTATGCAAGCGGGTCAGCAACAGACTATGTTTGGCGCTGATTTGTTCCGTACTGGTGGCAATTTAGGCAATCAAATGTATGCTTTGCAATCTGCGGCTCTAAGCCCTTACCAAGCGTATCTGCAAGGTGCTACAGGCTTGGAGAATCTTGGTCAACAGAGTCTTGATATTGGCTCTGGTATTGGTGCAAAAGTTGCCAATCCTACAGGTGCTAATGCTTTGTTCCAAGGTGGTATGGGCGCGGCTCAAAGCAATTATGCTGCCAATTCTTACAACCCATTTGCAACAGCATTGACAGGACTGTCACAGAACCCTGCGCTGAGAAACATAAATTTTGGTAATGCACAATCTGCATTTTCACAAACAGGATTTGGCGGCTCTGGATTTGGAACAGGTTTAGCTTATGGCAATCAAGATCTAGGCGCTTTCCTTTAAGGAGTAAATCATGGCAGAAATCGTCCAATCTTTATTCGGTATTTCACCCGAGATGTATCAACAGAGCCAACAGGCTAGAGTTGACCAACAAGCATTGCAATATGCTCAACTAACTCCATTCCAACAGGCAAACTATGCTATTGGTAGGGGCGCTAATATGCTTGGTGGTGCTATTGGTCGTGGTTTGGGTGGAGAAGACCCTGAACTGGCTCGTATTACTGCTAGACAACAGATTTCAAAGCAGATTAACTACAACGACCCTACATCTATTGCTAAAGGCGTAGAGATGTTGTCTGCGGCTGGTGATACTCAGGGAGCAATGATGCTTGCTGATGTTGGTCGTAAGGCGGCAAGTGAACAAGCATTATCGGCACAGCGTAATGCACAAGCCAATCGTGAGGCTAAACAAGCAATTCCTAATGAAATTCAGATTGCTAATGAGTTGGCATCATTGGAAACTGCACTTTTGAATGTTGAAAATTTGCCAGATAGCCCAGATCGTACCAATGCTAAAAATATGCTGAACTCTCGTTTAGCCGCATTGAGAGGCTTGACAAGCAAAGAAAAAACAGTAGCCGCAAACATCAAAGAAGTTGGTGTTGCAAAAGGAAGTGATAAAGCTGTTTATTTGGATGTCAATAATGACCAGCAATTTATCTATGAGAAAGATGCTGAAGGTAAACAAGTTCGTGTTCCATATAATGGCGGTGTAGATAGAACTACTGCTAAAACAACCAATCAAATTCCTCTTGGTGATGTTCTACAAAAAGTCTTTCAATCTAAAGAGGTTGAAGATTCTGCAAAAGCGTTTGGTGTCGCTGGTGAGGCTTACAAAATTACAGTTCCATTGATTAAGAAATTGGAAACTGTTGAGAGCACTGTAAACAATGCCTTTACAGGTGCGGCATCAAATATCAATCTAAATATCAGCAAAGGACTATCTGCACTTGGCGTAAAAGTAAGCGATAGAGCTACTGATACTGAGATTGCAGATGCTATTTCTGCACAAGTTGTTCAGCAGATTGCAAAAGTCTTTCCTGGTAGCCAATCTAACAAAGAATTGGATCAATTGCTTAAGAGTAAATTTAATCTTAAACAAGAACTTCCAACTATCTTACGTCTTGTTGGACAGATTAAAGATGAAATGCTTGCTCAAACTAAAACTTATGAGCAAATGGCTAACTTGCCTGCAAATGAAAGAACTACTTTTAATCCTAATTTGGCACAAGGAAAGAACTTTCAGAAGATTCAGAAGTATCGTGATTACGAGAAGAAATATCTCAACAAAACAATTACGCCTGAAGAGCGTACTGAAGCCGCAAAATTGAAACAAGAATTGAATTTCTAAGGAGTTGACATGGCACAAATTGATTGGAGTGTTGACCCACAAGAGATGAAGCCAGGTCTTTCTCGTGAAGAGGAAGCCAAACGACAACAAGAACTAAATAGAACTCGCATGGCATTGGCTGGCGCTTTGTCGCCTTTGCCTGTTGAGCAAGCAACTAATTTGCCAGGTATTGGCGGTTTAGTTGGTGGTTTAGCGCCATTGGCATTTCCACAGGCTCGTGTTTTAGCACCAATTATGCGGTTGACTGAAGCCGCTCCCGCCATCACAAGGCCATATATTCCATCGCTACTTTCTTCAACAGCGGGAACTACTGGTGGAACTATTGCAGAACAAGTGTTAACAGGTAAAGATTTAGCTAGTTCCGAAACTGGAATGAAGTTGCTTACCAATAACATTGAGAATGCCGCTTTCGATCTAGGTGGGAATCTTGTATTTAACTTGCTTGGCAAAACAATCAATACTGGAATCAATAAATCTGGTTTAAAGCAAGGATTGTTTGATACTGAAGAAGGAGCTGCTCGTAAAGCCGCTCAAGAATGGTTGTCTACAAGAAAAGGTGCAACTCTCACTCGCGGTCAATTAACAGGCGATGTTGGTACGCAAGCTATTGAGGGAACTTTAAAGTTTACTACTGGTGCTAAAGAGTTTGCTCAACAACAAGCTAATGTAAGAAAAGCTCTTGAGTCTGGTGTAGATGAAGTTAAGAACACTCTTGATACATCTGATGCTTTCCAACAAGCATTAAAACAAGGTGATCCTACTCAAATGGCTTTGGGTGATCGTTGGCAATCAGCTATCAAAGTTGCCGACAAAGAAATGAAAGCTAAATATCGTCCAATTTATGAGCAAGTAGAGCGTGAAGGCGATGGCTTATTGGTTGACATGACACCATTAAAAGGTGCGGCTAAAGAAGAACTAGATCGTTTAAACAAGAATAAAGCGATGTCTTCTGCTGCTGAAGACAAAAGAAAAGTTCTTGAACAAATTTTGGCTCAAGAAGATAAGATTTCTTTTAGCACAGCACATGATTTGAGAAGTGACTTTTTGGCAAGTGCTAGAGAATCTGTCAAAGAAGGTGTACCAACATCTACACTTGAAGCGTATTACAAAAAGTATGCTCAAGGTTTGCGTAATAACATGGACAATGTTGCTGTTATTACCTTTGGTAGCCAAGAGCAAAAAGATGCCGCCCGTAGACTTGGTTTAGTTGGTGGTATCGACCAACAAGCGGGTTTGCGTACTGGTCAATTTAAAGAGTACAACATTGATGAGTTATCAAAGTTGAACTTGCCAACTACTGAAGCAAATGCAAAAAACAATGAGATGCTTCGTAACTACTTTAATGCTCAGACAGGCTATAAGAATGCTTTAGAAGGTCTTTATGGTGGCGCTATGAAGACAGCCATTAAAAGCGAGCCATCAGCCGTTGGCGAATACTTATTTAACATTGACAAACCTGAAAGGTTAAAAGATGTTAACAAGGCTATTGTTGAGATGCAGAAGTATCTTCCCGCAGATCAAAGCAAAGGTTTGTTAGGTGAGTTGCAGTATGGTTACATCAATAAGATGTTTGGCTCTCCTGAAGGCATTGAAACATTTGTTAAAAAGCTAGATGACACGACCTTTAAAGAGGGATTTAACTACCTATTTAGAGATGCCAACACTCGTAAACAATTACTGGAAATTGCAAATGCGGCTAAATATGGTTTAGAAGAGGGATCTGGTTCAACAGTTCTTCGTTCTAGGCTTATTGGTGCTTCTGCAACAGCGGGAACTGCGGCTCTGGCTGGTGGAGGCTCTTTCTTGGCTTTCCCAGAGGAAGTATCAAATAATCTATTGCCTTCAGTAGCCGCTCTTGGTGCTTTGTATTTGACTCCAAAGATCATGGCTCGTGCGTTGACAAACAAACAAGGAATTGATGCTTTGGCTATGCTTTCTAAAGCTCAAAATAATCCTAAATATGCGGGCGCTGCGGGAGCAAAGATTGCAAATATGCTTAACAAGTCAGGGATCATTGATAACGAGTATTTGACTGAAGTTAATCAATTGATTTTTGGTAAGCAAGAACAGCAACCTACTATGTCTCCAAGTAGCATTGATTGGTCTGTTGAGCCTACTGAGTAATGAATGAATGGGCTGAAGCAATACTTGCAACAGTCCTTCTTCTTTGTTTTGTAATTTTTTGTAGTTATATTGTTGTTTGGGCATTTCCATGATCGCCTTTCTCTTGGCGGCAACCATAGAGTACCGATGTATTAAATGGACTTGGACAGGTGATGTTTACAACCGAAAAGTTGTTTGCCTGAAGTGGGAGAGAAAGAAATGATTGATCCTATAACAGCTCTTAATGGCCTACAGAGCGCCATTTCGATGGTTAAGAAGGCTAGTAAGGTAGCCAATGACATGGCCAGTCTTGCCCCGATGATTGGCAAGATGTTTGATGCCAAGAGCGCTGCTACCAGAGCGATGATTGAGGCCAAGAAGGGTGGCAACAAAGGCTCTAACATGGGTCAGGCTCTCCAGATAGAGATGGCTCTTGAACAAGCCAGAGCGTTTGAGGAAGAACTCAAGATGCTCTTTATGCAGACAGGCAAGATTGATGTCTGGAACAAGATTAAAGAGCGCCAGCTACAGATGGATGTTGATGACGCTAAAGAGATGCGTAAGCTCAGAGAGCAAGAGAAGCGTGAGAAAGAAGCCGAGGAAGAACAAATGACTTACCTGATTGCAGGTTTAGCAATTGTTGGTGTTCTGGTAGCTGTCTTTATTGGCGTATCTGAGATTTCAGATATGTGCGCTAAAGCAAAGTGCGGTAGATGAATGAGTACCAGAAACAATTTGATCTGTTTCTCAAGGTGTTCGTGCGAATGTGTGTTGCATGGTGGGTGCTTGGACTGCTCAAGTATCTGCCAGATGAGTTGGCAGACAGAGTAGTAAACAAGTTATTAGGAATGATTGGTTTATGAGATATTTGCTTTTACTTGTTGTGCTTTTATCTGGTTGTTTTGACGATAGGTATCGGTACTTTTGTCAGAATCCTGATAACTTTGTCCATGCTAATTGCCAAAAACCTAAGTGCCAGTTTACCCAGACTTGCCCTGAATACTTAGTTGCGCCAATTCTTGAAAAAAAGGTTAACGATGTCCCACAAGAAACCAAGACCAACAATTGAAGAAGTAGAAACATACGTCTGGGGCTTTGTGGTCATTATGGTCACATTGATTCTTTGCTTCATTGTTGTTGCTTTGCTTTACTCAGTAACTTTTGTGACGCAACCAATCAAGAGCATGGCCCCGATAGATATGGCCTACACCAAGATGCTGAACGACATTGTTCTGCTGATTGTTGGTGGCATCGGTGGTGTTATCGGTAAGAAGGGTGTTGGAACGGCTTTAAACGCCATCCAAGGCTCTCCAACACCACCGCCTAGCCCTACACCGCCTCCTGTGGTTCAAGCGTCTGGATCAGCGCCTCTTGCTAATACTGTTTCTACTTGGTCGCCAACAACGTCAGCACCTAACTGGTTGAACTTTAAGAATCCTGATTTGGATGAGTCATGGACACCACCACCTCCACCGACTACACCTCCTGAGTTGCTGGAGGATGACCACGAGCGTGAGCAACTAGCTATGGCTAGAAAAGAGGTAGGCTAATGTTTGGCATACCATTGCCTTGGTTATTGATTGCTTTGTTTTTTGCTTTGTTTGGCACATACAGGGGCGGTTATCACTTTGGTTGGTCAGACAGAGATAAAGAGATGCAAGTGGCTATTGCCAAGAAGAATGAAGAATCTCGTCAAACTGAACAGAAACTTACTGAAAAACTTAACGAAAACGCTAGTAAATTATTGGAGGTTAATAATGTTCTCAACCAAAAAACTACTGCTCTTGCTAACGCCAATCGTCTTGGCAAGTTGCGGATCTGCCCCACCAGTAACGTACAAGCCACCCCAAGTACCGCCATTGCCACCACAAATACAGAAACAACCAGTCAACCTGACAGACAGACTGACACAGCTTCTGATGCCGAAAGAGCAACAATCGAAGCCATTGCCGAAATAGTGGCACAAGGTGATAAGAACACAGCAGCACTCAATGCTTGTGTGGACTCGTACAATGAAATGAGAGATTTGCTAAATGGTAAACGCTGAACAACTCAAACAAATGCACATTGACCCTGTGTGGGAAGGTCCGTTAAACACTACTTTTGAGCGGTTTGACATCTCTACACCACTTAGACAAGCGGCTTTCATTGCTCAATGTGGTCACGAGTGTGGAAACTTTAAGGTACTGGAAGAAAATTTGATGTATAGAGCCGAAACTTTGATGAAGTTATGGCCTAAACGCTTTCCAACTCTTGAGATTGCGAATCAATATGCAAAGAATCCAAAGAAGATCGCCAATATGGTTTACGCCAATCGCATGGGTAATCGTGACGAGGCTTCTGGTGATGGTTATCGTTTTAGGGGTCGTGGTTGCATTCAGTTAACAGGACACGCTAACTACTTCCATGCGGGTAAAGCCCTTGGTGAAGACTTTGTTATGCAACCAGAACTTGTTGCTACACCAATGTACGCTGCCCTAAGTGCGGGTTTCTTTTGGAATACTCAAAAGTTAAACCAATACGCTGACACTAAAGATCTTCGTACTATGACTAGGCGCATAAATGGCGGCTATATTGGTTTAAACGATAGAGAGAAGCACTTTAACCAGGCGCTTGCTGTTCTTCTTTAACAAAGATTCCCTCTTTGTTCAGAAATCCTTTGCGATCCTTGATTTCTAAATACGCCCCTTTAAAACAGCTTACAAGGTCTAGATCAGCACAAGCGCAACCCATGACCATTGTTACGAGTAGGTCTCCATAAGCGTCTGCCATAGCCTCTCTATCACCTTTAGCGATGGCATCAAACAACTCTTCTAACTCTTCCTTTGTCTTCAAGGCTTGAGCGTATGGAGTGCTGTTTTGGACAATTTGTCTTTTCTCACCCCATTGGATAACCTTCATTTCAATATCTGCAAAACTCATAATTAATCCTTAATATCTTTTTTAATTTTGCAATCGTACACATTTTTGCCAACATAAAAAGAATTCAATTTATCGCACTCGTCTTTTATGTTTGTGGCTGAAACAACCCAACCAAGCGCAAAAACACATACAAGCGTAATTGAAATAAAAAAACCTTCAACCATGTTTCATATTCCTTACAAAAATAGCAAAACTCTCAGCAGTAGCACCAAAGGCTTTCATCTTGTCAAACTCTTTAGCTACTTCCTCTAGGATTATGTTTCTCTGTGATGGAGATACATAGTTGTCAAAGTGGTAAGGTTGACCAATCTCTCTCAGTATCTGCTTACCAAGGTTAGATTGCTTTTCTACCTCGTTAAATGCTTCGTCTTCTTCACTTGTCCAATCTGTCATGTCTTCACCTGTAAAGATTTAGGTACATAGATGCAAGCCTTGTCTTTGCTGTTCTTGCAAGTAACATAGTTATTTGCCATCAAGCCATAACGTCTACAGTTCTCGCACTTAGCATCTGGATCTTTTGGTAAACATCCTAGAAGTTTTATCAAGTTCATCTCATTCTCCGAACTTCCACTTTCTCTGGTGGTGGTGGAGTCATCTTTTCTGATGGAGGAGTCCATCCATGCTTTCTCCAGATGGCTTGAACGTCTGATCCTGATTCCCACTTAAAGTCTTTAGTAGGAATAGATGGATAACTGATCTTGGAATGTGGAGGTAATGTCATGCTGCCCACTCTCTTTCGTTTCGTCCTGAATTAGATTTAACTGTCTTACCAGTAAGATGAATGAGACCAATCTTTTGCATCTCGTTTAAGCGCCTGGCAACCTGATTGCCGTCTAGCTTTGTTCTAGCAGAGATACCGTCCTTACCCAAAGCGCCATATTCAATTAAGCACTCTAGGATGATTCTGTGGTGTTCTGCGGCTACTGGTTTGATTGACTCTGCCGCTTCAAATGAAGTTACAGGATCTGATGCTCTAACTCGTGGAAAGTCTGGCATCTTGAAGATTCTATCGAAAGCACTTTTAATATCCATTATTGACTCCTATTAAGGTGGGCTACTCGCTGCGTCCAAGTTCGTCCGACAGAATTGTCGCAAGGCATCCGCTTTCGCCCGAAAAAAGTTTATCAGAAAGGCAAAGAATCATCATCAAAGTTAGTCACTTTAGACCGCTCTGATGGCTTTGCTTGTTGTTCTTTAGGAGACAATGCCAAGCCCATGAACTTGCCTGATTTGCCTTCTTTGATCCATGCTGACAACCAGTAATCTTGACCATTGACTGTCAGATTTCCTTTGTAATCAGGATGGTTGTCTGTTTCTTTTTTATCGTTCTTGAACAGAACACCAGAGTTATCACGTTTTTCCATTTACAGCTCCTTCGCTTTCTTTAACGCACTTCTTACTTTACTGGGAAGCAAAGTCCACAAGGCAACCTTTTGCTCTGCCTCTAGGCTCTCTGCTTCCAACTTAACCCAAGCTCCCTTGGGATCACCTTGCTCACACATAGCAATCAGATCGACTGCCAGTTCATCAAGATACCTTAATTCCTCAATAGGAATGTTGTCCATTGCACCCTGAGTAGGTGTAATAACGACTGATTTACCCTCTTCTGGGAGGTCTTCACCAGCGTAGATATACAAGCCCAAGCCATGCAAGCTCAGAGCTTTAGTCATGCAGCGCATGATGGCTGTGTTTACCGCAAAAGCATCTGGATTAGGAATGGCTTTGTTTCTGTAGTCCATCACAGGTAATTGGCAAGTCATTGGTTTGCCAAACATGGTGGCAGTAACAAATACCATTGCCGTACCATTGATGTCCATGAAGCACTTGTCACCAAACATCTCTACCTTATAGGTGGCACTAGGATCGGCTTTAAGAGCCTCTGCCCATGCCCAAGCCCATGACAGGTACGTTAGGTTGTTTTTCTTCTCTGTGTGAGCATTCACATCTCTTTTAAGTAACGCTTCTATTGACATATTAACTCCTTTGATTTTCATCTAACTCTTGATTGATTATTTTTTGTTGCTGATTGACTGTTAAATCTTTAAATGCAACATAGTGACTGTGTTCGCAACAATTAACTGTTTTTATTGTTAAGCAATATCCACAGTATTGGATGTCTGAAAACTCTTCTACAAAGAATTCAAATAGTGTTTTCATTAGTGGAGTCTCTCAAAAGCCATTTCCCACAAAACATCGTCTGCCAGAATAGTGAGTCTTTCCAACTCTTCATCTGTTAACTCTGTTCCATCTTCATAGCATCCATAAGAGAAGTAAGCATCAGAAAAGTCTGGGTAATCTGCGCTATCTACTCCATCTACCTCTAGGTCTACGACCTTTTTTCCATTAAGCATCGGCATATTCACTCCTTTTAAACGTGGGCTATTTGTTGTCCACATCGATAATGTGCCACAGGTTTTACAAGAAATATCTAGGGATAAACCCTAATGTTTTTATCTTTTATTTCATGCTAGGCTACTCGTATGAACATCGAACAAATTGAACAAAAGTGCGCTGAGACATTGCTTGATTACGCAATCACGATGTGTAACGCCTATGTAACCGATCCTGACGACTTCAATGCCGCTGTCGTGGCTTTGCTTGCCAGGACTCTAGAAAATCACCTTAACAGACCTATAAACATTCAGGAAATGTACCAATGACTCAAGCTCAAGTAATCCGAGCATTACAAAACGGACCTCTTACTTCCCATGAAGTAGCAAATTTGACTGGTATGCCTCAAGCAACAGTCTTATCTACTGCCAAGAAACTCCGTCACCAAGGTAAATTGTCAACAGAAATCATTAAAGTTGGTCGCCATTGGGTTGCTCAGTACACGTTAGATGATGATCTGGTGGAGTACAAACCAAAGAAGGATGACGAGGAGACTCGCTGCAAACTAAACCCTTTTGACATCAGGAATGCCAAGGGCATCTTTACAGCCGCAGAGTACAGAGTTATGAATGCTCAAGCCAAAAGGCTATACAAAGCAAACCCTGATTTCACTAAAACAATCACAAATAATCAAAGAATTTAAGTATCCAATAGGCTTTTTTAAGTATTCAATAAAAAAGTGTTGCAAACATGATTTTTTTGTGTTTATAATTTAATTGTTGCCGTGGAAAGCGACAAATTGAAGCCGTTTACTCATGCTCTCGCCCTTGGTTTAAATCGAAGGGTTTCCACCGAGGGCAGTAGTAAGCGGCTTTTTTTATGTCTTTTTCTGGCAATCGTACTCCACACGATAGCAGCGCATTTGCATGGATGGCTTGTCGATAATCAGCCCCATCAAATGATCTGCCTTTTTCAAGAAACAAAGGTCGCAATTGCTTAGGAGGGAATTCCCATTGACAGTCACAGTCTCAAGGTCAAATTGCTGCTTAGACCAAAAATCTAGGACATCATTAACGCCAATCCCTGCTGTAGCAAGTGGGGTTTCTTTG